CGGTAGAGGCCGAGGTCACCATCCGGGGGCGTCCAGAGGAATGCGCGGGCACCGCCGTGGCGCTTGATGAAGTTGCGGATCTCCAGCACCTCGTCCACGGTGCCGCCGAACTTGAGCGACCAGGGCTCGAGGCTGCCGTTCATGCCCTCGCCCACGGCCTGGATATAACCGTCGCCGAACTGGGACTCGCGCACGTTGAAGGTTGCGTCGATGCTCGCCTCGTCGTCAGAGGCCCAGGTGAAGGTCTCGATGGCCATCTCAGGCAATCCCCTTTGCATTGCGGTAGCTGATGCCGCCCGAGCGCCAGCTCGCGGCGATCGCGCGGTCAGCGGCGGCTTGCATCTCTTTCTGCCAGTTGGCGGCGAGCGCTGCCTGGTCCAGCTCCATTCCCTCGTCGCTGCGGTCCTGCATCACGAACTGCGCCGGGGCGCTGATGCTGATGTTGCTTCCCGCGTTGCCCGCGCCCACGGCGCGAACGCCGAGGGAGCCATCGGCCGCGCGCGCCAGAGGCACGATGGCTTCCGGCCCGTCCTCACCCATCACCCCTGCCCCGCCGGCCATGCCGAACGCGGTGGGCTGGCTGACGATGCTGTTGGTGAAGGCGCCGCCCTTGGCGAAGAACTGCACGCCGGAATCCCAGGCGCCACCCTTGGCTTGCGTCGACAGCCAGTTGGAAAAGTCTGAGCCGGTGTAGCCGGACTGAGTCGCGCCGGCGGAACTGCTGCCGCCAGTGAATGCGGAAATGCCCCAGCCAATGGCACTGCTGAGCAGCCCGCTGGCGGCCTGTGCTGCCTGGATACGCGCCATGTCCGCAATCACGCTGGCGGCGAAGCTGCGGAAGTTGAGCTTCCCAGTCATGGCGAACTCAGCGACGGCATCCCGAGCGGTGTTGAAACCGGTGGTCAGCGAGTCCTCGGTTGCGCTGGCCACATCGGCCGCGTCCGCTTTAATGTTCTGCCAGGCCCGTCGCGCGCCGTTGGTGTAGTCCTGCTGGGCGGCCAGCCGCGCGGCGTGGCCGTCCACCTCCATCTGGATCTCGCGGGCTTGGAACTCGGCCAGGTCCGCCAGGCGCTGCTTGTAAGCGGTGTCTCCCAGTCGCCGGCTGGCATCCTCCTGCTGCTGCTCCAACTCGCGGCGCTGCTGGGCGTAGCGCTGGCGGATCTCGTTGATCCGCTGCAGCTGCTCGCGCTGGTCGTCACCCAGACCGATTCCGGTGACGTCGTTGTCGATCTCCTGCTGGCGGGTCTGCAGGATGACCTCCATCGCGGCGCGATAGGCCTCAGCGCTGTTGCGGCGAATTTCGGCGAGCTTCTGTTCTGCCTTGGCCTGTTTTTCAATCTGGCTGTCTGCATAGGCCTGGTTGAGCCCGGCTATAGCCTCCTCGTACAGCTTGGCATTCTTGGGGTTATCGGCCTGCGCCTTGCGGAGTCGCTCAATATCTTCAACCAGGTCATTGAGGCGCTTACGCTCCGGCAGGGCGCGATCGAGCAACTGGTCCAGGGCCTTGATCTCGTCCTCGACGGACTTGGTGTGGTCCTTCTGCGCTGCAGTCGCTTTCTTGTTCGCCTCGGCTTGCGCCTCATTGGCGTACGCAGCGGAGAGTATGGCGACCCTCTCGCCTTCGGTCAGCTCGGTGTGTTCGGCGATGTAGCGGTTCGCCTCGGCGACGGCGCTGCCGTTGTCCTGCAGCTTGGCGAGCTGCTTGGTCAGGGTGTCGAGGTAGGTCTGTCCGGCCGAGGACATGCCCGTCTTGGCGGCGTTGTTGTTCTTGATCGCAACGGTGCTTTCGTCCACCCGGTCGGTGAATTCGGCGATTCGGTTATTCAGCGTAGTTTGCTGAGTCGCGTGAGTGGCGACCTCTCCGGCCGACTTCTCGATTGCTGCACGGAAACTACTGCTCGCGGGCACGCCATCCAGCAGACCCTGGACGATGTCGTCAATGGGGGCACCGTTCTCGGCGGCAGTACGCAACTCACCCAATTGGGTAATGACATCGCCAAAAGGCTGGCCCGCTTGCGGGCCCCGCTCATAGAACGCAGTCTCAATGGCGGTGATCGAGTCATCGAGTTGCGTTTTTACTTCGCCAAGCTGTTCGCGAGCATTCACCAGTAAGGCGCGCCGCTGTTCCTTGCTGGCCTCGGCCCACTTCTTCCCGTACTCCTCGACCGACATGGTCAAATCATCAAGGGAAATCTTTGCGGCATCCGAGCCGTCGCGCATCAGAAAGAAGCTGGCGGCGGCGCTTCCCGCTAACAATGCCAGGCCAAGCGGTCCACCCAACACGCCCAGAGCGCCCGCTGACGCCACCTTCAAACCATTCTGCGCGGCAGTGACAGCCACCGTCGCCGCCGCTTCTCGGGCCCGCGCCTGGGCGAGCTGGATGGACATCTGTGTTTGCACGGCAGTGCCGCGCGCAGCAGCAGCTTCACGGGCCGCTAGAATCGTCGCCGTTTGCGCCTTGCGCTGATCGGCGATGGCGGCCTGCAACACGGCGTCAGCCTGGGCGATCCGGGCATTCCGCTCAACAATTGCCGCCCGTGCGCTCTTCAGCATCTCCACAGTAGAGACAACCGCTTTTGCAGAATACAGCGTCAGCGCAGCGGCACCCGCACCACCCAGCACGCTCGCAACCACGCCGACGTTATCAGCAACCACGCCCAGCACTTTCGCCAGGCCCGCGAATACGCCGGTCGATTCCTCCGCGCCGCCCACGAACTTGGTGATTGCGTTCTGGATGTTCACCATCGCGTCCTGGACGCTGGTGGACATCTTCTCCGCCGCCTTGCGGTTCACCTCTACGGTGTTGAGCAAGCCGGTGTTGATGTCATCGAGCGCCAACTTGCCCTGGGCACCGAGGCGTCGGATTTCCTCCGCGCTCTTGCCGGTACCGGCGGCGATGGCGTTGACGATGGTCGGCATCGCAGTCTGGATGGCGACCCAGCCATCGGCCTCGACCTTGCCGGTCTGCAGGGCTTTGCTGTAGGCGTCGAGCGCGGACTGCGCGCGGTCGGCGCTGGCGGCGTTGGTCACCAGCAGGAAGCTGAAGCTGTCGGTGATATCGAGCGTCTGCTGGGTGTTGTAACCCAGGGAGCGCATCACGTCCGCGGTGCGGATGTACAGCTCCTGCGCCTCGGCCAGCGGTCGATAGGTCTGCTGGGCCGTCTCCAACAGGTGCGCCTGCACCTGCTGATATTCGGCAGTGCCGGAGGTGGCCATGCGCAGGCGGTCAGCCATCTGCCCGTAGGCATCGACCTGGCGGATGATGCCGCCCACCAGCCCGGCGCCAGCGAGCGCAGCGAAGGTGCCACGCATCAGGGTGCCAGCCCGCTGGGCCGCCTGGGCGCTGCGATCGAACGAGGCGTCGACGTTGGCCAGATTGCGGTCGATGCTGCTGGTGGTGCGCGCGACCAGCTTGTCCGATGCTGCCAACTCCCGGCGCAGCTGCGCCGTGGTGGCTTCGATCTGGATCAGCATTCCCTGGACTTCTTGGTCTGCCATGGCTTTCTCCGGGCAATAAAAAACCCGGCACGGTGGCCGGGTTCAGGCATAAATTAGAACTTAGATATCAGTGAACATGAGCAGGCCTAGTCGCAGAATGCCGATATCAAGACATCCCCCATGGTGTCTCCCTGAGAGTGGAAGGCACCACCAGCATCCACAACAAACCTACGAAATCCAACATAACCACCATAGGAATTCTTTGCGTTGTACTGACCACATATAAACCTGTTATTTGAATCTCCAAGGCTACGTACCACCACATCCTTCAATCTAAGTGATTCGGGATCTTTTAGGCTGTCAGCGATAGCGTTGTGAGCAACCGCAATTTGCTCATCCGTAGCCGCAAAAGTGTGTTTCTCCTCAGCTACCGCAAGGCTCACCGCCATTGTCAGCGCCAGAATAAGCAGTCCGCGCACCACATTTCCTCCATGTTGACCTGGAGGCAATCTACCATCACAACGCCAGCACAGAAACCCAGCGCTTGGCTGGGTTCCGGTGTTCAGCGGGATGTTAGCGGGCTACGCGACCGCCCTATAGCGGAACAATCCGCTTCAGCGGAGGGCTTCCTCTACGGCGCTAAATTCGGCCCCGCAGCGCCGCTTAACATGGCGCGCGGCACCAATCCCGTCCCACAGTAGGCCTTGGAGTTCAGCGCCGGCTGGGCAGCCTAGTCCGCAGAGGTGGGTATAGAGACGGTGCTTCGCAAACACTTCGTAAGCATGCTCCATCAGGAATGCCAATGCTCGGATGCTCGACCAAGCGCAGGTATCAAGCTCCTGCCTATTTTCCTTCGGTAGCCACTCCCCTTCCAGGGCGTAGGCAGCGATGAAGTTGCAGGCGGCCTCGAACTGGGCGGCCGGGATCAGCTCCACCCGGGGCACGTTGAAGCGGGTGTGCAGCCGGTTGTTCATCGCCAGTTGGAAGCCGCGGCGGCGGTCGATGGGGATCACCTTGGCCTTGTCGCGGATCAGGCCCTTGATGACGTTCACCTCGGTCATGCCGATCAGCTCATCCATCAGGGTGGCCATCTTGTTGCCGGCGTCTTCGTAGCGGCCGGTGCGACGGATCGCCGGCAGCACCTCGGCGGTTACCCATTTCTTGAAGCGCTTGGCTTCGGCCTTGCGACTGCGAAGGATCGCCGAGTACAAACCGGATTCGTTGATGACCAGCATTTCCTGATCGCCGCCAAGGGTACGCACAATCTGCGTACCCTTTTCATCGTCATCCAGGTTTCGGGTCATGTCTCCGGCAATTCGGTATTCCAGAGCGGTTGCGACATCTCCAGCTACAAACCACGGCTGGTCGTCGATCAGCATGGTGCGGACTTCACGGGTATCGAATTTGAACGGGATGACTACGGCGGTTTTCATGGGCTGCGGCTCCTACGATCTGTCTGGAGTTCGCCACCGTCGTTACCACACGAAAATGGAGGCGAACCGTGCGCAGGGTGGTAAACCGGGGACGTAGGAACCCGGCAGCCCCGAAGGACTCCCACGCACGGCCCGCCATAAAGCGAGCACAAAAAAACGCCTTACGGCGCTGTGCGCCTACGATCACCACGGGTTACCACACCCGGCCGCTGATTTTGCAGCGGCAGGCGGACTATGCGCCCGAATCAGAATACGGTCAAGGGTGTCGGCAGTATCGACACCCTTAGGCCATCTCCAGCCCCAGCGTTAGCTGCAACTGATGCCGCCAGTGATCCACCTGATACTCCAGCGCCGGCTTTCGCATCTTCCAGAGCGCCAAAGCTCGACCGCTGGCACTCGCCGCTTTGCGGCCGTCTTCGAGCTCGCGGCACGCACGGTCGAGCTGTTGTTTCTCGGTGAGCTCGCCGCGCAGCAAGGCGTCAATATGTAGGTCGCACCAGACCGCAAAATCGATGTTCAGCCAGCGCGCGAACACAACAGCCAGCTTCGGGTGGAGCCAGGTTCCGCCGCCGAGATCAGGCGCCCCGGCCTTGGTTCTCACCAAGCCAATCGCCTTGCTGAGCCGCAGCACGCGCGCCTTTGTGGCAGCCTTAGAGGAATCTAAGTCTTTGATTTTATTAAATTCCTGCAAATTCACAGGATTAAGCTCAAGCCCCAACCCTTGGGCAAGGGCGACCATGTAGGCAATGGTGTCGACGGATACAAGCCATCCGTTCGGCTCTTTTCCGAAAGCTTTGGCGATGGCGGTGGCATGCAGCCAACCATCCAGATCGAACTGCACCGGCTGGCCCTGATAGTGAAACGGGATCACATTGTTCATGGCATATCCCCTGCAATAGCCCTGGAATAGATCGGCCACAGCAACGCCCCAGGGAAGGCGCTTTCGGGTGCCCCCTAGCCATGGCCGTAAACAAAAAGCCCCAGCATTCGCCAGGGCTTGGGGTAGGTTTGGCGACTACTTGTCGCCCGCTTTCCCACGCAAGAACGCCTTGAGCCGGTCCGCGACACTGCCCTTACGCTGCGCGGCGGGCACCGCATTGCCGGGCTTGTCGCGGTTCATCCAGTCGACGCGAGCATCGAGGGCGAGCATCAGCTGCGGGATGGGGGTCTTCCAGGCGACGTCCGGCGGCCAGCCCAGCCAGCCGGTGGCTATGCCGAACAGGTAGTCGACATAGCTGCCGTTCTTTACGGCGCTGTGGCCGCCGCCTCGGGCTTTCCCCGCGCGGCGATATCCGGCGGTACCGGGCTGATGAGCCCGCTGATGTACGGGACGAGCGCGTTGGCCACGGTGCTGACGCCGGTAGTAAAGATGGCGGCGGCGATCTCGGCGTGTTGCTCGGGCTTGAGGCCGGCGCCGGCGACGATCAGGTCGGCACAGGCGCTAAGGCTGAGCAGGCGGGTCGCTTCCAGTGCGCCGCGTAGGCCGCCGAACTTGTGTTCGATGCGCAGCGCTGCCTCGAGGGTGGGCTGCAGGGTGTAGGTGCGCGCACCGACGACCAGGACGACGGTGCCGTGCAGGGCTTCGCTCATGGATCACTCCAGCAGGTGGGGCATGCGCCCCACCGATCAGGCGGCGGGGCCGGCGATGACTTCGAGGATGTCGGTGTTGATGCCGAGGGTGACGTTACGGCGCACGACGTTGTCGGCGCTGCCGGCGGCAACGGTGTTGTTCATGACCTTGGCGCCGTAATAGAACGTGGTGGGGAGCACCACCGGGTCCGCCGTCGGGTCGCCGTCGTTGAGGGTGACCTTGATGTTGTAGTTGCCCTTGGTGCGGTCGGCGTGTGCGGTCTTGACGGCCTGCTGGCCGGCATCGCCGTTGTCGAGCCCCACGGTCATGGTCATGTCGCCGGCGTCGGCGGTGCCCTTGTATTTGCGCACACGGCCATCGGCCAGGCTGGTGAAGTTGACCGAGTTGAAGGTGTCGCCGAAGTCGCCCAGCTCTTCGATCTCGCCGACGTCGACGTAGGTGTCCGCCTCGTATTCGGCCCGGGTGGTGGCCGGGGTCTTGGTGCCAATCGCCAGCCGGCAGCCGGCGGCGGTGTTCAGGTTGTCTTCGGCCATGGGTAGTCCTCCAAGGGCGCGCGTGGTGATGCCAGGTGGCGTGGGGTGAATCAGTGAGTGGTGATGACGCGGACGACGACCGAGCCCATGTAGGTGCGGCCGTCGGGCTCGCGGTTGCTGGCGGTGCTGACCAGCCGCACGGCGACGGCGCGGCCGTCGTCCAGCGCCAGGCGGCGCTCGTCCAGCGCGGCTGCGATCTCGCCATTGATGCGCTTGACCTCGGCCTGCCCCTGGTAGTCGCTCCAGACGCTGAAATACAGCAGGCGCTCTTCGCGCTTGCGACCCGACAGCGGGCTGGCGTTGGTGGCGCGCTCGCTGTCGATGGTGACGTAGGGATAGGGCGTGTCCGCCGGCACGGCGTCGTACACCGGCACGCTCAGTTCGGCCTCCAGGCGCTGGAACACGGCGCGCTGCAGGGCGAGGGATGGATCAGGCATTGCTTGCACCTTTGGCGGCGCGGCGCAGCGTGCTGTCGATGGCGCCGCGGATGATCACGCGGATGTCGTCGCGGTTGGTCTGGATGCTGGGGCGCAGCCAGGGGTGCGCCGGGCGCGCCGGGATGTCGGGGTTCTTCCCGAACCAGTGCTCGCCGTCCGATTTGTTGGTGTTCCGCCGGTTGCGATTACCGGCGCGCTTGCCGCCGGTGTAGCCCTTGGTGCCGTACTCGATGAAACGCAGGTAGAAGAACTCGCGGTTGGCCTTCTTGCCGATGATGCCTACGCGGGCGTCCAGGCCGTTCTTGCTGATGCGCACCTGCAGTGCGGCAGCGGCGTCGCCGGTGTCCCTGGGGATGTCGGCCTGCTGCGTGGCCAACACCAGGTCAGCGGCCTGGGCCATTGCCCGGGGCAGATCGCTCTGATCCAGCTTGGCGATCTCTCGCAGCACACGGCGCAGCTTGAAGTCGCCTTTGATGCGGGAGCGCCTGGCCACGGTCAGGCGTCCTTGGCTGCCGCCTTGGCAGACTTCGGTGCAGCCTCTACGCCGTCATCCTTGGCCAGGCCGCGGGCGATGAGTTCTTTCTTCGTGGCGGCGGCGAGCTTGCTCAGGTCGTCGCCCTTCTTGGCGGTGACGGCACCGCTCAGGTTGCCAGTTGCGCGGAGGGTCATGGGGTAGTCCTCGGGGTTGGAGTGACGTTGGAGCACAGCAGCCGGAGCATGCTGTTCTCGTTGTCGGGCAGCGCCGCTTCGATCAGGTAGGTGGTGGTGATGCCCTGCCGGGTGTGCACCAGGCGCCGCCCGGCGACCAGCGCCGGCGAAGGCCGCGCGCGGATCTCGGCGGTAACGACGTTCTGCAATTGGTCGGCGACGGTGGCCACGCGACCGGTTGGCAGTGTGATCTCGACCCAGACCTTGCGCAGCTCGACCCAGGTCTCGGCGTAACCGCCCGCGCCATCGGGGACGCGCTGCTGCTCCTGCAGGGTGGCGCGGTGGCGGAGTGGGCCTGCTCTCATACGCCCATCCCGACGCGGTACGGCATCAGCAGCGAGCGCGAGCTGCGCGGCAGTTCGGTGGCGATGGTGCCGGTGACCACGTCCTCGCGGTTGGCATAGAGGTGGCCGAGGATCAGCAGCGTGGCGGCGCGGATGGAGTCGTTGGCGACGATGGGTCGCTCGCCGGCGGTGCCTTCGGCTTCGGCGGCGGCCAGGGATTCCTGGTCGGCGTAGACGTTGCGATCGAGGAACTGAACGGCCTGGTCCTCGGCTGCGGATAGCAGCAGCATCAGGTAGGTTTCGTCATCCTCTGGCTCGCGCAGGTGCGCCTTGGCCACTGCCAGGTCCACGAATTCCATGGTTCAGCCCTTCGGGTTCTTGTCGGTGGCCAGGCCGGAGGCGATCAGTTGCAGGGCATGGCTCTTGCTGACGCCGTAGCCCTTGCCTCCCCGGCGCTTGAGTTCGCCCTGGTCCTGGTAGGTGCGCAGCGGGTAGATGGTGACCTGCTGGGCGTTGGTGGCCTGGGTGCTCTCGGCGGCGCTCGCCTCGGCAGAGGACTGCGATTGATCGCCGGAATCGGCTTGCTCCGGCTGCTTGGTAGTGCGTGCCATGTTTGTTCTCCTTCGCGAAAAAGGGCGCCGCTTGGGCGCCCTTTTCGGGGTGGGTGATGTGGCCGATTAGCCACCGGCGACTTCGGTCAGCGAGCCGGTGACGAAGGCTTCGGGGCGATACACGGCGAAGGCCAGGCGCTCTTCGGCGCGGATGGACACCATGTTCTTCTCGAAGTCGTCGGCGTTCTCGGTCGAGATGAGGATTTCGATATCCATACGATCGAGGATCTGCGCGCCGAGTTGGAAGGCGCCGACAAGGAAGTCGTCCTGCGGCATGGCCTGAGTGTTCACTACCGGGCGGCGCCACAGGGTGGCCGGCATGTCGCCTTGCGGCTGACCGATCAGGTAGTTTTTGTTGTCATCCTTCAGCAGCTCGATCAGCGCCCAGTCGATGGGGTTGAGCACGATGCCGTCGGACGGGTACTCGGCCAGTTCAGCTTGCAGCAACGCCAGACGCAGACGGTCGATGCGCTGCTCCCCGGTCACCACCACGCCGCCGGGCGCTGCATATGCCTGGGCCAGCGGTACGATACCGGACAGGTTGACGCCCGCACCATTGCCGAACAGCAGCTGCCCCTCTTCCGCCAGGCGCAGGCCGTAGCGCGCGCGGGCGTCGATGACGCTCTGCAGTGCGGATGCGTCGTCCAGAATCTGGCGAGAGGCCTTGAACAGGTGAGCGATGGTGCGAACCGGCGCGTTTTCCAGCGCGAAGGTAAGGTCGGAGTACGGCTTGGCCGTGTTCTCCGCGACCGGCGCGGCGTTGTTCGTGAAACCGGTTTCGCGCACGTACTCGTACGAGTTGCTGTTGGTCTGGCCGGGGGCGATCAGGTCGCGGATGGTGAGCTGACGCTCAGGCAGTGCGAGGATGCCGCCACGGCGCTCTGCCGGTACCAGGGTGCCGCCGGAAGCGGGAACCGAGGTGATGGCAGCGCGAGGCACCGACACGCGGCGCGACCCACGGAAGGAGGCGTTCACGCCTTGCATGGATTCGGCGCCAACCACCAGTTCGCCTGCGGACTTCGGACGTTCGTCCTCATCGTTGCGCTTGCCCGCGTTGATCAGCTTCTGCTCGGCATCCTGCAGGCGGGCCTGCATCTCGCCCTGCTTGGTGAGCAGTTCGTCGACCTTGGCGCGGGTTTCGGCCTGCATCTCACCGGTCTTGGTGAGTTCCTTCTGGGCGTTTTCAGCCTGGGCTTTGATCTGGTCGCCGATCTGTTTCAGGCTGGCGTTCAGTTCGTTGTACTGCTTTTCGAAGTCGCTCATCGCGATTCTCCTTTGAGGGAATTGAGGATTGCGGACGCCTCTGACAGGGAGGCGGAAAGGTCAGGGGCGATAGCGCTTCGCTTATCGGTCGGGGCAGCATTCTGCGTGCCCCCGCCGGCAGCGCGAGGCGTGCCGGGCTTGAAATTGGCGAACAGTTCGCGCCGCTGGGCGCGGGTCATGCCGCTCTTGGCGAGGGCGATGTCCATGGCCTTCATGGCGCTGGTCTGGCGGGTTTCGGCGTCGTCGCGCTCGGTGATCTCGTCGGACGACAGCAGGCTGGTGGCCAGGGAGAGCTCGACGGCGCGCTTGCCGCGGATGAAGGTCTCGTCATCCATCAGCTCGGCCATGTCCTCGGAGGGCTGGCCGCTGACCTCGGCGTAAAGGTCGGCCATGGCGGCGTCGAATTCCTCCATGACGTCGGCGGCTTCGCGCAGGCCATGCCGATTGGCGGCGAGCCAGGTCCAGCAGTTGTGGATCATCAGGAAGCCGGCGCTGGCGACCTGGCGTTCATGGCCGGCCATGGCGATCAGAGAGCCGGCGCTGGCCGCCAGGCCGAGCACCTTGGTGGTGATCGGCTGGCTGTGCTCGCGCAGGCGGTTGTAGATGGCGAGGCCTTCGAACATGTCGCCGCCGGGCGAGTTGACGTAGACGGTCACCGGCTTGTCGCCGATGGCGCGCAGGGCGGCGTCAATGCGTTGCACGGTGACGCCCTGGCCCCAGTAGTCCTCGCCGATCACGCCGTAGATGGTGATGGTGTCGCCGGTGTTCTCGACGGCGGCCTGAATGGCCGGGTTCCAACGCTCGAGCGCGCGGGGGCTGACCTCGCAGCGGATGCCGGAGGCCTTGAGTTTGCTGAGGTCCATGATTACTCCTGGGTGGGGCCGTTGAGCCATGCCTGAAGGGCGGCTTGCGCGGCCTTGCCGGCGTCGGTTTGCCCGAGGGCGTCGAGTGGGGTGAGGTTGCTCTGGACGGTGAGCACGTCGGCGTTGCCGCCCTTGCGGGGGAGGTTCTCGCGGACGCGGCAGTCGTCACGGGTGTAGATGCCGTTCTGGGTCATCGCCGAGTAGAAGGCGTGGCGGGCAGCGCTGTCGGCGCGCATCAGGCCTTCGATGGAGTACTCGGCGTAGTGCTTGAGGCGCTCGACCGGGGTCAACAATTGACGGGTGATGGCCTTCTCGACTCGGCGCAGCCAGGGGTTGAGGCAGAAGGTCAGGAAGCCGATCACCTGCTGCTCGAGGCCGGTGCCCCAGCTGGTGCTTTTTTCGGTGTGGCCGACCATGTGCGGGGGCGTGCGGTAGAAGCGGCAGACTTCCTCCACACTCCACCCGCGCGTTTCGAGCAACTGGGCGTCAGTCGGGTTGATGCCAATCGACTCGGGCGTGATGCCTTCCTCCAGCACCGGGGACTTGCCGGCGTTCAGCGCGCCGGAGACGGTCTCGATGTACCCCCGGAAGTCGTCGCGTTGCTCTTTCTTGAGGGTCCGGTCGACCTTGAACGCCACAGTGGGCAGGAGCCCTTTCTTGAAGGTGCTATTCGCCGCTTCATCCGCGGCGATGGCAGAACCGATGACGTTGGCGCCGTAGGTGATCGGCGACAGGCCGATGCGCCCATCCAGCGAAAACCCTGGGATGTGCAGCAGGTCCGCCGTTTCAATCTCGCGCTCCCCTTCGCCAGGGAAGCTGTAGAAGTAGCGCAGCACCCCGTTGCGGCAATCCAGGCGCATGCGATGCGGCAGCAGGAAGTCGAGCGCGATCACGCGGCCGCCGGCCCGATGCACCAGGGCGTAGGCATTCCCCTGCAGCAGCAGGCTGGCCAGCATGGCCTCCCAGAACTGCACCGGCCCCATGTCGGCGTTCGGCGAAAGCGCCAGGACGGTGTAGAGCGGGTGGTCCTGGTTGGCCTCGCGCCCCCCATCGGGCAGGCGGGTGTAGAGGCCAAGCGGCAGGGTGGCGATGGTCTCGGCAATCAGCCGAACGCAAGCCCATACGGTAGAGACGCGCATGGCGGTGGTGACGTTGACGGCGACGCCAGCGCTGGACTGCCCGCCGGAGAAGGCCGACCAGAATCCGCCATCCGTGAGCCGGATGGTTTTTCCGAACCAACTGGTGATGTCGGCCGACGGGCGCACGACGCTGGTGGCGAGGGCCTGGCGCAGGGTTTTACTCATCGCGCAGGCCTCGGCGGATGAAGCCGGCGATGGCAAACATGCACAGGCCTCCGGCGATCAGCGCCCAGCCGGTACCGGCGAGCATCCAGACGCCGGCGCACAGGAGGCCGAACCCGACCAGGCTTGCCAGCAGGAATGCGAGGAATGCGCTCATACGATAATGGGGTTCCGTATACCGGCGAGCCAGTCGTCGTCGGCGGTTTCTGTGGGCGCCAGGGCGAGTACTCGGCCCACGGCGATGATCAGCGCCACGGCGCCGTCGATCTTGTTGTCGTCACCCTGCTTGATGGGGCGGACGACGTCGTCGTTGCCCGGGATGTTCTTGCCGATGACGTTACCCATGCACCAGGTGAGGATCGGGTGGCCGTCGTGATGGAAGCGCCCTGACTCGATGGCCGCCTCCAGCTCCTTCATGGGCGTGGACAGGTTGGTGTAGTTCTGGGTGATGACGACGGGCGTCAGGCCCTCGTCGTCCATGTCGTGCATCAGGCCGGTGGCGCCGTGCGGGTCGATGCCGCTCTGGCGGACGTCGAAGCGGCGGCCGTCGCCCTTGAGCTCCGAGAGGATCTCGCGGTAGTCGACCTCGGCGCCGGGGGTTTCCAGCAGATGGCCGCTGTTGACCCAGCCCTGGTACCGCTCGGCCATGCGGCGGTTTTCCTGGGAGTGGACGGTGTCCTCAGGCACCCAGAACTGCGGCCCCAGGCAGTAGTAGTGGATGCGGCCGTCGATGATTCGCCAAAAAAGGCGGATCTTCGCGTTCATGTCGAGCTTGCGGGCCAGGTCGAGCCCCAGGGCCAGGTCCTGCCCCTCGAACTGCTCGAGGCTCAGCGTGGTGTCCTCGCAACTGCGCCAGGACTCCATGTTGAAGAAGCCGGTCTTCGCGCTCACCCAGACGTTGAGGTGCTTGGTCTTGAAGGTGTTGGTGAACCGCGCTGTGCGGATGGCGCGCTGCTGCTGGCTCTCCAGGTATTCCTTGAAGACGGACACGCCAAAGTTGGGGTTGGCCTTGGCCAGCACCTTCGGGTCGGTCCAGTCGTCGCCCTCGTCGATGGTCCAGACCCAGCCGAACAACTCGTCGTCCGGCACGGTGCCGTCGAGCATTTCGAGGACCTGGCGGCGCTTGTCGTAGCAGGGCCCGGCGATGTTGGCGCCGGCGGTGGTGATGATGAACATCAGCGGCTGCCGCCGGGCGCCCATGCCGGTGAGCATGGTTTCGTAGAGCGACGCGGTGTCGTGCTCGTGGTATTCGTCGACGATGGAACAGCTCGGCGACGAGCCGTCGCCAGGGTCTCCGATGATCGGCTCGAAGCGGCTGGCGTCATCTGGCCGATTCATGTTTGAGGCGTTGACCTCGATGCCGGCGGCCTCCATCAACATCGGCGAACGCTTCACCATCAACCGCGCCGGGCGGAAGACCTCCCAGGCTTGTTTCTCGGTGGTGGCGCCGGCGTAGACCTCGGCACCGAACTCGCCGTCGGCGCAGAACATCGCGATGCCAACGCCGGCGGCGATCACCGACTTCCCGTTCTTGCGGGGCACTTCCCAGTAGCTTTCGCGGAAGCGGCGGAAGCCGCTGTTCTTCCGCACCCAGCCGAACGTGCAGGCCATCCCGAACGCTTGCCAGGGCTCCAGAGTGATGAGTTGGCGCTTGAACGCCCACTCACCCTTGGTGTGCGGCAGCAGCTGAATGAGCCGCAGCTTCTTCTCGGCCTTGGCGGCGTCGAACTTGTAGCTGAACTTAGCGGTGCGGCTGGCTTCGATGTCGTCGAAGTGGCGCTCGATCGCCAAGCGCACGTAGCGGCAGCACGGCACCTTGCCGGCCATGACCTTGCGCGCCCACCGCATCGCTCCGTCGACGATGGGGTGCTTGGTCGCCATGCTCAGCCGTTGCCGAGCAACTCGGCGAATGGGTTTCCGACAGGTTTCTTGCGGCCTGTGATCAGCCGCTGGCGGCTCGACGGATCAAGGCCGAGCATGGAGCCGAAGGTGACCATCTGCGCCATCGCCTCTTTCGCGGCGGTGAGCGCGGGGTTTTTCATCGGTCCGCCCGTTGCGCCTTCCACCACTGGGCCGTGTGCGGTGACGTGATCCTGGGCGATACGCCAGTTGGAGTACGCAACGCAAAACGCCTCGACGTTGTGCAGGTCGGTGATCTGCAACACCTGCTCGCCGAGCAGTTGCGGCACGACCGTTTCCCACATCGTGACCGCCAGCTCTGGCAGCCACTCGGGCGGATCGACCGCGGTCAGCTCTGCGAACGTCGGCTCGCTTTTGTTCAGTGCGCGCTTGCCGGGGTTGCCCGCCAGCGCCTTCTGGGCGGTTGGTTTCGGGCGCCGCCCGGAGCGCCCTTTGGCCCCGGGCATCGGCGCGACTCCTGGAATTCATTTTTCGCGGGCGTATGAACAAGCC